AGGTTTACCACGACCCAAAATAGGCTGACGATCACCTAATGTAGATAAGTTTAGCAAACGACCATTTTTAGCCCTTGCCGGAGCAGAAATAGGACTAGGAGACATACCAGCCTTAACACGCTCACTCACAAGGTCATTAGCTTTAGCAATCTTACCTAACTGAACAAGACTTGTATTTACCTTGTACATAATTGCCTACTGGTTGTTTTTGTACGGGGCAACGTGTCTGCTAAAATTTTTAACTTTTTTTGCATTAATGTAAGAACCATGTGCTTGTTGAAGAACAAAAGGCTCTTGTTCATCGGTAGCCATTAAATACTGCGCAGGGTATTTCTTTTTCATACCAAGTTTTCCACGAATACCAGGAAGTCGCTCGTCTGGTTTTCCAGGGTCAATAACTTTATACTCTGAATACATTTTTGAAACATTGCGCAAAGCTTTGCTGACTAAATAATCGTTTTCCATAATTAACCCCAAACAACCGGTTCATTTTGAACATCGCCAGACCACCAGTCAGTCGAACGACCAGGATGAAAATCACCATAATTCTGACGGCCAGCCTGATAATTATCATTAAACCCAATACCAAACATAAGAGGCTTAATCGACGGGTCAAACTGGTCATTCAAAATATTTACCGCAGTAACAGGATCAAACCAACCATACAAAGCCTTGTACTGGTCACGCAAAGAATTAGCCAAATCATTAAAGCGTTGCTGAAGTTCACTCAAAGAAACAGAAACGCCATCAGCAGAAACGCTAACCTCGCGAGCAAAACGCCCAGCAATAACCTCAGCAGCCACCGCAGCAACATACAAAGGAGAATTATAGTTATCTTCCCACTGACCAATAAGAAAAGTAATTTCCTCATCAGTTAACAAAGGAAAAGTAGGGTCAACATCTCCTACATAAAACCGAACAGAGTCCTTATCGGAAGTACTCGGATTACCACTATAAGTCCATGACATAGGACAATCCTAACTTAGATTAACGACCTAAAAGACCTCGAAGGCCTTTCTTTTTAGGAGCCGGGCGACTTAGACCCGCACGAGCATTAGCAGCTAAAGCGCGGTCAGCAAGATCACTACTAGACCTACCCGCTGCCTGTAGACCTGCAGCAGTCGTGCCACCAGTTTCACCTGCAAGAGCACTACGACCTGCAGCACCTGGCTTCAAAGCGGCAGACCGCTCAGCAATTTTAGCGCGACGAGCTGCGCTAGCATCCGAAGTGTTTAACAATTTTCCAGGCTGTGAACCATAAGCACGTACGCTACTTCTAGCATTAAATGCGCCATCATCTTTAGCACGCTCAGTTGCGCGATTAACCTTAGACCACCTTGACTCATACTGGCCAAATTCAGGCGCCTTACGAGCTTCAGCAACATTTCTAGCAGACCTTTGACCTGCTCTTTTAGCAGAAACCATACGGTCAAACATTTGACGAGTCTGATCTTGATTTTTAGTATGACCAAACTCATGACCGCGCTTAATCTTTTCCCAAGTAGCGCCAGTATTAACCTTTTTATCGGCACGAACAGCTTCACGAAGAACAGAAGGCAAACCCTTCTCAACCTCGTCATCATCAACAAGAACATAAACAGTGCCATCTTCAGCAATCAAAAACTCATCTTCAACAACGTCATCAAGAAGAGCATCAGCAATAGCGTCAAAACCACGCTCAGCTTTACTAAAAATAAAAGATTTTTCAACAGACATACGAGCCTCCCGACACGCTTTACAAGAGCATTTACAGCCTTTTGCTGCAATTCCATGCTTACAACCACAACCACACGATGCACACATAATTAAACTTCCTCCACCCAACGTGAACGAATCCAAGATTCCAGACGAAGCCAATTAGGCGCTTCGACAACAATGTCGCCAACAGCATAAGTATTACTACCTACAACCATAGGCTTCATAGCCTTATATGTTTTAGCCTTAGTCGTATCAGCGACAATTGCATTACGAGTAGCAACCCGCTGAAGTTCTTTATCAGCCACTGCAACATCTTCTTGCGTTATTGAAGCAGCACGAGAAGTAGTCGAAGTCGCTTTCTTAATAGGCGTCTGTGTTTTGCCATTAGCGGCCTTGGTCTGAGGCATAACAACTCCTAGTTAGGATCAATAGAGAAAGTATTTGAATATGAACCAGTAACAGAACTAATAACAGCCGCTACACGGAAATCATAAAGAACACCAGAAGTCAATCCAGTAATAGTCGCAGTCACAGCAGTTGACGCAGTATGAGCAAAAGTTGACCACGAAGAAGCAGATGACAACTTGTACTGAACACTGTAATCAGTTAAACCAGAAGGGCTATTATTAGGCGCATACCAATTCAACACAACAGTACCTGCAGCCTGACCAGCAATAGTACCCGTCAAAGCATAAGGGATATTGTCTTGCGCATAGTCACGAAGAACCTGCGGATTAAGATACGTAGGCGTTGGTGTGTATTTAACTGAATTATTAGCAGAGCTATCAGTCATGTAAGACGTATCAATAAGCCCATTAACAAAAGCACCATCAGGTGACTGCTGGCGAGCAGTAGAAAGGCGAGTGGCGGATGGCCCCGGAACAGGGACCACCCACCGCTTCGCAACAAGTGACTGCAACGTCTTCATACCAAGCACCTCAGCGTCAGTAAGAATATATCCCTTAGCGCGGCTAACACCAGCAATGGTGAGAGCCTTAGCTAAGCGAAGAACAGTTGCAGGACGATACATGATTATGCAACCACGTTTGAGAAGAATGCACCCATGTCTGGAGCAACAATCTTCATGTCGTAAGTCATTTCAGCCTCAATGCGGTCAGATGCAATGTGCTCCATACGGAAGCGCTTGATCTTAATACCTTCAGAGTTGCCACCAAGGTAGCCATTCCAAGTGAAAGTGTAACCAGCAGAAGGAGTCATCAACGATGGGCTTGAAGGTGCGTAGCAAAGCAGAGCAGACTTCGAGTTGTTGATGAAGTTAAATGACGCATTAGCATCTTGCGCACGAACATCAGGAACCTGAATACCAGTACCATCACCATTGGTGCCAGTAGCAGTAGCGTACGAGGTGTACAGTTCCTTGACACCGAACATCGTAGCAATCAAGTCTTCAGTCACGATACCGCGCTGAGTGTACTTGATACGGTCAATGATGTCTGGATGCTGCTTAAGAGCAGTCATAACATCGGCACCAAGAACCATGATGTTTGGAGCAAAGCCAGTAACCTTGCGGAAAGAAGTGATAGTGCGCTGTACGTCACCAATTGGGTCAGAACCAGCATCAGACCACTTAGACGCAAAGCCTGCGCCTGAGTAACCACTCTGAGTCAAACCATTGTAAGCAATTGAGCCAGCAGTAAATTCTGCATCCCAAACGCCAGAGGTGAAGTATTTAGCAGCCCAGTCAACGTCACGCTTTAGCAGAAGCTGGTTTGTAACAAACTCAGTGCTATCGCGATCCAAGATGAAGTTGCTATCAGCATTGGCACGTAACTGATCGTCAATATCCTTATGGACACCATAGACGTGAGCAAAGTACTGCTCAGTGGTTACGTTCCAACCAACACCTGGGGTTTCAGTTGATGGTGCACGGCGAGCAACGTCAGTACGACGCCAATCGCTCTTAGAGTACTTCCAGTAAAGGTCTGACTGCTTCTTAACAGGAACCTTAGGAAATACCTTGTCTGCAATGTATGCGTCAGCTGACTGCATGTATGCAATAGATACATTCGTCAATGGCACATTTACGTGCAAATCGGATTGTGATGGATTTGGCATGAGTTAATTCACCTATTCCTTATCGGGCTGCCAGTAGAACTGGGATTAGTTCGCCTGGAGTAGACGAAGAAGCGAGTGCGACACCAGCAATAGTGTTAGTGCTAGTTTGGTTAACAGCAGCGCCAGTAGCGTCTGACATAACCTTGTTACCAGCTGAAATGTTGCTTGATGCAACACCTGCGCCAGTGATTACAAATGAAACGCCTAGGAAACCAACCTGTGCAGCCTGACCGGTGTACTGTGGTTTGTTCTGTAGAACGCCAATTACGTAATCGGTTGAAGCAGTGCAAAGACCAGCAGTCTTAGCGCCAGTAATCTTAACAAAACGGTACAACTGGTTAAAGTTAGTTTTGTTTACAGTACCTGCAGCGCTTGCTTGGTTAGTGTAAGTAGCACCAGTCTTGAAAGAAGTAGCACTACCAATACTTGTAACCGTAAAGCCACCGTTGTTGCCAGCGGTAGTAGCGTTAGAGATGTAAACAACGTCACCAACGGAAAAACCGTGAGCAGTTGCAGTATTGACTGTATCTGTACCAGAGATGGACGAAATCTTAACATAAGTAGATGGCCCACCACCTGCAGCAACACCCGATACGCCGGTAAAGCCAGCAATCGAGCTATCAGCATTTAGACTGATGGATTTGAGTGTATCTTCAAAAGCCATGATTTATCGTCCTTCGGTTAAGTAAGCGTCATATGCGCTTGGGTTTGCTTCGAACATTGCAGTATATGCCTGTTCGTATGAAACATCTGACTTACCAACAAACTCACTAGCAAGACCATTTACTGTATCTAGAACTGATGAATTAGCGGTATCTCCAACATAGCCGATTTCGTTATACAACGCATCACCT